AAAATTAGACGTTCAGGATTTTCTTTTATGTCCTCATCTGAATGTGTTCATACAGGAACCTTAGCCAAAGATTCAAGGGTAGGTATATTATCTAAAACAGGTTCGGATGCCAAAAAAATGTTTACGGATAAGGTAGTTCCAATAAACAGTAGGTTGCCTTTCTTTTTTAGACCCATAATGGACGGAATGGATAAACCAAAAACAGAATTAGCATACAGAGTTCCTGCAGCTAAGATTACTAAAAAGAATATGTATGACATTGAACAGGATGAAATACAAGGCTTAGATACAACTATTGATTGGAAAAATACTGATGATAACTCTTATGATGGTGAAAAACTTTTATTGTTAGTTCACGATGAAAGTGGAAAATGGTTAAAACCAAACAACATATTAAACAATTGGAGAGTTACCAAGACTTGTTTACGATTAGGTAGTAAGATAATTGGAAAATGTATGATGGGTTCTACGTCTAATGCTTTAAATAAAGGAGGTAATAATTTCAAACAACTTTATTACGATTCAGATGTAACACAAAGAAATGCAAACGGTCAAACAAAAACAGGACTTTATAGTTTGTTTATACCTATGGAATGGAACATGGAAGGTTTTATTGACAGATATGGCAATCCGGTTTTTACAACCGAGACAATAGTAAGAGGTATAGATGAAGAGGATATACAAATGGGTGCTATAGATTATTGGGAGAATGAAGTAGAGTCTTTAAAAAAAGACCCTGATGCTTTAAATGAATATTACAGACAGTTCCCAAGAACTGAGTCACACGCTTTTCGAGATGAAAGCAAACAGTCTTTGTTTAATCTTACTAGACTATATCAACAAATTGATTACAACGATTCAATGTTATCTGAGCACTATATAACACAGGGAAGTTTTTCTTGGAAGAATGGTATAAAAGATTCTAAGGTTACATTTTCTCCTGATAAAAGGGGGAGGTTTAAGATTACGTGGGTTCCCAACTTAAATATTCAAAACAATGTAGTAAAAAAGAATGGTATTTTATATCCCGGTAATGAGCATATTGGAGCGTTTGGTTGTGATTCGTATGATATAAGCGGAACGGTTGGAGGTGTGGGGTCGAACGGAGCTTTACATGGATTGACTAAGTTTAGTATGGAAGAAGCTCCAACAAATGAGTTTTTTTTAGAATACATAGCAAGACCACAAACTGCAGAGATTTTTTTCGAAGATGTACTGATGGCTTGTGTGTTTTATGGTATGCCAATTCTTATAGAAAACAATAAACCTCGTTTGCTTTATCATTTTAAAAATAGAGGATATAGAGGGTTTTGCATGAATAGACCCGATAAAAAGTTTATAAAGTTGTCTAAAACTGAAAAAGAATTAGGAGGTATACCCAACTCAAGTGAGGATGTAAAACAAGCTCACGCTGCTGCTATTGAATCTTATATTGAAACCTTCGTTGGAATGCAAGATTCAGGAGACATGGGACAGATGTATTTTAATAGAACTCTAGAAGATTGGGCACGGTTTGATATAAGTAATAGAACTAAGTTTGACGCATCAATTAGCTCCGGGTTGGCTATAATGGCTTGTCAAAAACACCTTTATCAGCCCGAACGAAAAGAGTCAAGAATTATGATTAACTTTGCAAGGTATAGCAATAAAGGCAATATAAGTCAAATTATTAGATGAAAGATGTAAAGATAAATATTTCATCTGCAGGTTTCCCAAGTCAATTCGTGTCGGATGCAGAAAAAGCAACAGATGAATACGGATTAATGATTGGACAAGCTATTCAATATGAATGGTTTCGTAAGGATGGAAATGGTTGCAGATTCTATGACCAATGGAGAGAGTTCCATAGGTTGAAGTTATACGCAAGGGGAGAACAGTCAATTAGAAAATATAAGAATGAACTTGCCATAGACGGTGATTTATCTTATTTAAACCTTGATTGGACTCCGGTGCCAATTATTCCCAAATTTGTAGACATAGTTGTAAATGGAATGTCAGATAGGTTATTCCGAGTAAAAGCATACGCTCAAGATGCAATGTCACAAGCCAAAAGGTCTAAGTATCAAGATATGATAGAGGGACAAATGGCAGCAAAACCTCAACTAGAAATTATAGAACAGAAAGCGGGATTTGACCCGTTTGTTATAGACAAAGGTGAGTTACCGGAAACGGATGAAGAGTTGTCTTTATATATGCAACTAAATTACAAACCTTCAATTGAAATAGCAGAAGAAGAAGCTATCAATACTTTGTTTGAGGAAAATCATTACATTGATTTAAGAAAAAGATTTGATTACGATTTAACTGTATTAGGAATTGGTGTAGCAAAGCACGAGTTCTTAAAAGGTTCAGGAGTAAAAATATCTTACGTAGACCCTGCAAACATAGTATATAGTTATACGGAAGACCCACACTTTAAAGATTGTTTTTATTGGGGAGAAGTAAAAACCCTTCCAATAACAGAATTAATAAAAATTGACCCCACTCTAACTAATTCAGATTTAGAGGAAATTTCTAAATACAGTCAATCGTGGTATGATTATTATAATGTTGCTCAGTTTTATGAAAACGATATTTTTTATAGAGACACTGTAACTTTAATGTACTTCAACTATAAAACCACTCAAAAGATGGTTTATAAGAAAAAGGTTATGGCTACCGGGAATAGTAAAGTTATTGAAAAAGATGACCAATTTAACCCGCCACCCGAAAGTATGGAGGATGGTAAGTTTGAGAAGTTTGAAAAAACTATAGACGTATGGTACGATGGTGTTATGGTCATGGGGACTAACATACTATTAAAATGGGAGTTGGCAACCAATATGGTAAGACCAAAATCATCAAGTCAACACGCATTACCTAATTATGTAGCAGTAGCACCAAGAATGTATAAAGGCATATTGGAATCTTTAGTTAGAAGAATGATTCCTTTTGCTGATTTAATACAACTAACACATTTAAAATTACAACAAGTTATTGCTAGAACTGTTCCTGACGGAGTGTATATAGATGCGGATGGTTTAAACGAAGTGGACTTGGGTACAGGAAATGCTTATAACCCTGAAGACGCATTACGTTTGTATTTTCAAACAGGTTCCGTTATAGGTAGGTCTTATACTCAAGATGGGGATATGAACCAAGGAAAGGTTCCTATACAACAACTTAATAGCAACTCAGGAGCAGGTAAAACACAAATGTTGATTACAAACTATAATCATTATCTAAATATGATTAGAACTGTAACAGGTTTGAATGAAGCTCGAGATGCTTCTATACCTGACCCTAACTCTTTAGTTGGTCTACAGAAACTTGCGGCTTTAAATTCAAACGTTGCAACCCGACATATACTTGATGGAAGTTTATATATATACCGTTCTTTAGGTGAAGCACTAACTTATAGAGTCGCTGATATTTTAGAATATTCAGATTTTAAGGATGACTTTGCAAATAAGATTGGTAAATTCAATGTTTCTATTTTAAATGAAATATCAGATTTATACATATATGACTTTGGAATCTTTATTGAAGTTGCTCCTGATGAAGAAGAGAAAGCAAAACTTGAAGCCAATATACAAATGGCTTTATCTAAGAATGATATAAACTTAGAAGATGCAATTGACATTAGAGAACTTAAAAACATAAAACTTGCTAATCAACTTTTAAAACTTAAAAGAAAGCAAAAGCAAGAGAAAGAACAAGAAATAGAAACCAAAAAACAACAGATGGTTGCTATGAACAATCAGAAGTCACAACAGATGGCTGCTCAAATGGCAATGCAAAAACAACAAGCAGAACTACAAGGTAAAATGCAATTGAAACAAGCAGAGATTGCATTTGATATTGAGAAGATGAAAAATGAGGCTCAATTAAAATCTCAACTGATGGAACAAGAATTTAATTACAATCAGCAGTTAAGACAGATTTCAGAAAACGCTTTACAACAACGAGAGTCTCAAAGAGAGGTTGCGAAAGAAAAAAGAATATCGCAACAGAATACAGAACAATCTCAATTGATAAACCAACGAAAAAACAATTTACCACCTCAAAAGTTTGAGTCAAATGAAGATAGCTTAGATGGCTTTGATTTAGCTGAATTTGGACCTAGATAGTGAATAAATTGTATCAAAAACATTTATTAACTTTGTATAAATTAAAATCAAATGGAATTTAAAGTAAGAACAGTTGAGGGAACTGAACAAAAATCCCAACAGGAAATAGAGGAAAAACTATTAAAAGATGCGGAAGCTAAAAACGACGCAGTTAACGTGGCAGGAGTGGAAGATGGCAACGAGAGTTCCACCACCCCACAAAAGCAAGAAAGTGTACCGTCGGAAGACGAAGCACCAAACGAACCAACTCAGTCTTCCGAGTTAAAGGAAGAGGACGTTCTTTCATTTATTAAAAACAGATATGAGAAAGATTTTACATCTGTAGACCAAATCTTCGACGCTAAAAACGAAAACGAAGAGTTGCCTGAAGATGTAAAAAGTTATTTTGAGTATAAAAAGAAAACAGGTAGAGGAATTGAAGATTACGTAAAACTAAACAAAGACTACTCTACTTTGTCTGAAGACCAACTTTTGTCTGAGTATTTTCTTTCTTCAGGAGAGGCTACTGATACAGAAGATATAGAAATCTTAATGGATGACTATACTTTTGATGAAGAGCTTGATGATGAAAAAGATGTTAAGAAAATTAAGTTGGCAAAAAAGAAAGCTATTGCGAAAGCTAAAAAGTTTCTTAATGAGCAAAAAGAAATGTATAAACAACCACTTGAGTCAAGCACGGTTGGAATTTCTGAAGAGCAACAAAAAGAAATTGATAGTTATAAGCAATATTTAGCAGAGGCTAAAAATAGTCAAGAGGAATTAAAAAGAAAAAGAAATTGGTTTGTTGATAAAACCAACGAAGTATTTCAAGATTTCAAAGGTTTTGATTTCAAAATTGGAGATACTACTTTGACTTTCAATCCGGGTGACGGTGAGAAAATAAAACAAACTCAGTTGGATTCTAACTCTTTTGTAAAAAAGTATGTAGACCAAGAGACGGGTATGTTTAATGATATTTCCGGTTACCATAAGGCGTTAGCCGTAGCAATGCATCCGCAAAGGTTTGCTGAGTTCTTTTATGAGCAAGGTAAAGCTGATGCTACTGAAAGCACTGTGCGTAAAATGAAAAATGTCGATATGACAGAACGAAAAGCAGTACAAGTAGGAAGCAGAAAAGATGGATTGCAAATCAAGTCAATATCTACTCCAAGTAGTAGAGGCTTGAAGATTAGAAGTAATAAAAAGTAAATTAACAATTTTAAAAAATAAAAGTTATGGCAGGTAATTTTACAGGTCCCGGTTTTGACCTTCAGCCATCGGCACAACAAGTGCCCTTGAGCACAAACTACATACAGAACTTTGATTTCTTGAATCAGTATCTACCTGATACTTATGAAAAGGAATTTGAGAGGTATGGTAACCGAACAATTAGTTCATTTTTAAGATTAGTTGGAGCAGAGCTTCCATCTAATTCAGATTTAGTTAAATGGGCAGAACAAGGTAGACTTCACGTGAAGTATACTCAAGTTGGTTCAGCAGCAGCAGCAGGTGCAGCAGAAGCCGTTTTTCAAATCAATGACCCCGCAGGTCCTGCAGGTCAAGTAATAACAGGACAGAATCCATTCTCTGCACAAGGCGGTATCGCTTTAAGAGAAGGACAAACTGTTGTAGTTCACCAAAACGATGGTTCAGGTGAAAATAAAGGTATTGTAACAGATGTTGACTTAACTGTCTCTCCAATCACGGCTACAGTTGCTTTCTATGAAGCAGCAGGTCTTGTAACGGCAGGAACAGGTGTAGGAAACTCTGATGTTACAATATTTATTTATGGTTCAGAATTTAAAAAAGGTACAGTCGGAATGGAAGGTTCACTAGAATCTGATGACTTCATCTTTGAAAATTCTCCAATTATTATCAAGGATAAATACGCAGTATCAGGTTCTGATATGGCTCAAATCGGATGGATTGAAATTACATCTGAAAACGGAGCTTCAGGATACTTGTGGTATATGAAGTCTGAGCATGAAACAAGGCTAAGATTTGATGACTACTTAGAAACTGCAATGGTAGAAGCAGTCCCTGCAGAAGCAGGTTCAGGTGCAGCTACTGCAGCAAATAACCCTAACTATGGTAATAAAGGTTCAGAAGGTATTTTCTATTCAGTACAAGATAGAGGTAACTTATGGACAGGTGGTGTGCCGGATGCATTAGCAGATTTTGATACAATTATCGGAAGACTTGACGCTCAAGGTGCAATTGAAGAAAATGTAATCTTCTTAGACAGAGATTTCGGATTCGCTATTGATGATATGTTAGCAGCACAAAACTCATACGGAGCAGGTGGTACGTCTTACGGACTATTTGACAATGATGAGGAAATGGCTCTTAACTTAGGATTCTCAGGATTCAGAAGAGGATATGACTTCTATAAATCAGATTGGAAATATCTAAACGACCCAACAATGCGTGGTGGTTTAGCAGTAGGAGCACCCGGTGTCGGTGGTTCCGGTTCAATTAATGGGCTTCTTGTCCCTGCAGGTTCAACATCTGTGTACGACCAAGTTCTTGGTAAAAATGCTAAGAGACCGTATCTACACGTAAGATATAGAGCTTCAGAAACAGAAGACAGAAGATATAAAACTTGGATAACAGGTTCTGCGGGTGGTGCAGCTACTACTAGCTTAGATGCTATGGAAGTTCACTTCTTGTCAGAAAGATGTGTTTGTACTATGGGTGCGAACAACTTCGTACTGTTTGAAGATTAATATTATCTAAAAGAGGAGTGGTGTCTTTAAAGACACCACCTCCTTTTTTTTAAATACAATTATTAAAATTAAATTATATTAAAATGAAATTAGAAATAAAAGATAGAGTTTATAAACTCACAAGAGATAAAGCACCTTTGTCGTGCATAATTCCCTCAAGAAGTTCTCGTAACTCTGCTTTGTTATATTTTGACAAAGAGCAAGGAATAAATAGAGAACTAAGATATTCCATAAACCAAAAGAGTCCCTTCAAAGATGAACAAGATAGCAACCCTGTTGTTACTCCGGTTATATTTGAAGATGGTATGCTTAGAGTATCTAAGCAAAATCCTGTGTTACAAGAGTTTTTACATTATCACCCTTTAAACGGTAGAAAGTTTGTTGAGGTAGATTACGGTAAAGATGCAGCAGAAGAAGTAGAACAACTAAGTGCTGAAGTAGATGCATTAGTTGAAGCTAAATCTTTATCTATAGAACAAATGGAAAACATAGGTAGAGTTCTTTTTAATAAAGATGTAACTATGATTACTACATCAGAACTAAGGAGAGACATATTGGTTTTTGCAAAAAGAAATCCTTCAGGATTTTGTAACCTTTTAAGGGACCCTAAGTTAAAATTACAATCACAAGTTCAAAGTTTCTTTGACAATAAAATTTTAGCATTTAGAAATAAAAAGAGAGATGTTTATTATAACTTAGAAGGAAACAAAAAAAGAATGACAACTATACCTTTTGGTGTAGACCCTAATGAATATTTAGCAGATTGGTTTGCTTCAGATGAAGGAATAGAAGTTTTAAAATTTTTAGAAACACAATAATTAGTGTTGTTTTGATTGTTTGTTAAGAAAGAGGTCTTTTAAGAAGTCCTCTTTTTTTTTGTTTATCTTTGTATAAAAGATTTATAGATGATAAACTCGGTTAGAAATACAGTATTGTCTATACTTAATAAAAATAATTATGGGTACATCTCCCCGTCAGATTTTAATCTTTTTGCTAAACAAGCTCAATTAGATATTTTTGAAGATTATTTTTATCAGTATAACTATCAACTAAATAAAGAAAATGCTCGTGCATCCGGAACCGGCTATGCTGATATTACAAAGGGATATGAAGAAGTAATAAACATTTTTTCAGTAGAAAACTTTTTAATACACAATAGTGCGAATAAATTTTTCACTCCAAGCCCCACCACCACAAATGATAATTATTATTTGTTAAATAAAGTTCTAGCATACACTAGACAATTAGCAAATGGCGTTAACGACCAAGTAGTAGCAAATCAACTAATTGATGGAACTGTTGATTTTATTGCATCAGGTGTTTCCGCAGGAGATATAGTTGGTAATATTAATACCAATCAAACTGCTATAGTAACAAGCGTAATTAACGCTACTACATTACAAATTGATGCAGACATATTTTTGGCTTTCCCTGAAGGATACGTTATATATGATGATAGTGTAATAAACGAAGCTGAAAAGGTTACACAAAGTAAAATAACAATGCTTAACAATTCTTTACTTACTGCTCCATCAACTATGTTCCCCGCTTACACACAACAAGAACCAAATTTATCTTTGTTTCCGGTAAGCATAAATACTATAGGAGCGGTTTTATGTCAGTATATAAGATACCCTAAAGACCCTAAATGGACCTTTGTAAACCTTATTGGTGGCGAACCATCTTTTGACCCATCACAAAATGATTATCAAGATTTTGAATTAAGTATATCTGACGAGCCAACTTTGGTTATAAAGATTTTACAATATGCAGGAATGTCAATCAGAGAAGTGGCAGCAGTGCAGTTTGGACAAGGATTAGAACAACAAGAAGCAACCTCTGAAAAATAACAACTATGGCTTATATATCACAATATGAATATTATGAAAACAACGGTAATCAACCTGAAGATAAAAATTGGGGTTCATATCAATATGTCTCATTGTATGATATTGTAAATAATTTTATGTTAATGTATGCCGGTAATCACTCTTTGGTAAATAACGAAGAAAGATATAAGGTATTGTTTCATGCAAAAAGAGGAATACAAGAACTTAATTACGATGCATTCAAAGAGATTAAGATTTTACAACTTACGGTTTGTAACACATTAAGATATGTTTTACCTTCAGATTACGTGAATTGGGTTAGAATATCTTGTTATAAAAATGGGTTATTGTATCCTTTGACAGAAAACATTCAAACTAATTGGAGTAGTGCATATTTACAAGACAATAATTGTAATATACTTTTTGACCAAGATGGTAATGCACTAAGCCCACAGTTTTCTGAAATAGATATAGAAAGAATCAAGGGTGGTAAAAAATCAATTTATTTAAACTCTAACAATCCCTTTCATGGATTTGAAGGATATTGTTGTGACGGGATGTGGTACTTCGATTATGAGATAGGAGCAAGATATGGGTTGAACACAGAGACGGCTAATGCGAACCCTACTTTTAGTATTGACAAAAAAGGAGGAGTTATTAATTTTAGTTCAGATTTAGCAAACCATAGTATTGTATTAGAATATGTTTCAGACGGAATGGAGAATGGTGACAATACAGAAATAACTGTAAACAAATTGTTTGAAGATTATATATACGCTTACATTGAATATGCTATCCTTGGTTCTAAACAAGGAGTTCAACAGTATGTAATAGCTAGAGCACAAAAAAGAAAAAGTGCATTATTAAGAAACGCTAAGATAAGAATAAGTAATATACATCCGGGTCGTTTATTGATGAACATAAGAGGAATAAATAAATGGATAAAGTAATATGCCTACAACTCAAAGAAATTTTATAGCGGGTATAATGAACAAAAGTCTCGATGAGAGACTTATTCCTAATGGTCAATATGTCGATGCTTTAAATGTTAGATTAGGTTCTACGGAAGATTCCGAGATTGGTTCAGTAGAAAATGCTAAAGGTAACGTAGCACTAACCGCTCTTGCATATAATGGCAGTCCACTTTCTAGTGAAGCTAAATGTATTGGTGCTTTGGAAGATGGAGCAAACGAAACTATTTATTGGTTTGTGCATGACCCAAGTTTTACAAGTAGCCCAACGGGGAAGTTAGATTTGATTGTATCCTTAAATGTTGAGACAAGCATTTTAACGTATCACGTTATAAGCGTTAATGATGGAGGTGGTGTAAATACAACTTTAAATTTTAACGAGGACTATTTAATAACCGGAGTTAATTTTGTAGATTCAACTTTGTTGTTTTTTACTGACAATTATAACCCACCAAGGTTTATAAATGTATTGAGAGGTGGTGACCAAACTAGCGGATATGCTGACCCATCTACTAACAATACTGTAGCATTAACAGATAATAATGGTTTTCCTCAAATATTACAAGAAGCAATTCTTGTTATAAAAAAACCACCGTTAAATTCACCAATCGTTACTCCTCAAGCAACTGCTTCACAAAATAATTTTATTGAAGACAGGTTTTGTTGCTTTGCTTATAGGTATAAGTATGCTGATAATGAATATTCAGCTACATCTCAATTCTCTAGTCCGGCATTTTTACCCGGTCCATTTAATTATAATACTGCAACAGGATTGAATGATGGTATGGAAAATACGGCAAATCAATGTGTAATTACTTATAATTCAGGAGGTCCTTTAGTTGTCGGTGTAGATTTATTGTGGAAGGACATGGATACGGGAGTTATTAAAGTTATTGAAAAACTTAATAAAGAAGATTTAGGCTTATTTAGCAATACCGAATATGATTATACATTTAGCAACAGTAAAATATTTACCATACTACCTACAAGTGAAATACTAAGATTGTATGACAATGTTCCTTTATTTTCTCAAGCACAAACTCTTATGGGTAATAGGCTTGTTTACGGAAATTATATAGAGCAAAGAGACCTAACTACTGCAGGTGGTCAGACAGTTCAGTTAAGATATACAACGGAACTTGTATCAGATGAAATTGGTCTTGCTGCATTAGATGACGAAAGTTTATCAGGAACATATCAAATAGATGGAACTGTAACTATAGCAGAGTCTGTTTTATCAATTGACTTTGGAGATATAGGCACTCCTCTATCACCAATACAATTTGTAAAAGATTCTTCGTTTAGTATTCAACTAAATTTTGACCACTCACAATTTACAGGACAACAACCTTTCCCTACAGAAACAACACAAAACAGTGAAATATCTTTTGATTTTGTTTTACAACAAGATTATGCAAATTTAACCGACTTCGTAAATAGTCAACAATTCCAAGATAGAGTAGGAACTGTTACTACAATTCAACCCTTGGCAGACGCTTGTGATGGTGGAACCTTTACTGATGAATTTAATTGTATTATACCTCAAACTTTAGACGCTCTTACTAAATTTGATAGTGGTATTACAAGTGGAGGTCAACCTTTATTAATATCTCACGTTGCAGGAAGTCAAATATTAAATATACAATTATTAGCGGTAGAATTTGTAGACGACCCTACAGGTGCTGCGATTACTCAAAGAGTTTATGAATATTATAAAATAACCGCAGGAGATGCGGTTTACCAACAAGTAGGTAACCCAAGAAGTTTACATTCCAACAGAAGTTATGAGGTGGGTATTGTATATATGGATGATTACAATAGAGCAACTACAGTTCAAGTTAGTGAGAACAATACTGTAAGTGTTCCATGTGCAAAATCAGAATTTCAAAACCAAATAAGAGTTACTATTCCAACTCAACAAATTGCACCATCTTGGGCAACACGATATAAGTTTTGCATAAAAGCTGATAAAGAAGGAGGGTTTAACGTATATAGTAATTTCTTTTTCAGAGACCAATCTTCGGGAAATGATTATTTTTTACTTGAAGGAGAAAATTCTCAAAAGATTGATGAAGGAGATATATTGCAAGTAAAAACTGACACAACCGGTCCTTTGGTAAGATGTGCATTTGCTACTGTGTTAGAAAAAAAATCTCAACCAAGAGAATTTATTGACCCCGCTCCAACAGATGCAGGTGGTGTAGAGATACCATTAGTTTCAGGAGTATATATGAAAATGAAAGCTAATGAGTTTTCTATAACTCAGGATGAAACACCTGTGGTAAACCCCGGTAGAGAGTCAAGTAAAGGAAGCGGTTGTAGAACAATAAATTATCCCGTAACAATAGATGACCCTGCAAATCCGGGTACCTGCATAGATTATACTATACCTGCAGGTTCACGTATTAGAATTTTTATAGAAAACTATAGGCATGGTAAAAACAATGTATCGAGAAGAAGTTTTATTTCAGAAGGTACTTACGTTGCTTCTCAAGAATATGATAACTTTCAAGATTGGTTTAATGGTGATAACATTGCACAAGCCATAACAGGTAACGGAGATGATAGTGGAACAGGCGTAGATTTTGAATATGTATCAGGTCCTAATGGCGGTAACAACCTAGGTGGTTGTAGTGTAGCTAGATTTTATGCAGGTTTTAGAGTGGTAAACGGATGTAATGTTTTAACTTTTAAAAGCACAAAAGGTTATTCAGGAGATAGAAAGAATGCTCGTATAACAGTTCAGATTGAAGTTATTAGGACTGCAAATTTAATTGCTTTTGAAACGAAACCTCAAGATGCTTTACCTGATGTTTGGTATGAGAGCTCTGTATCATATCCAATAATACAAGGAACGAATAAGTGTGAATTTAGTTTGCAAGTTGATACAGACGAACCTCAACCTATTCAATTTGATTATTTAGATTTAAACAACGCTTCCGCTTCAATTATTGTTCAACCAAGCCAAACGATTACCGGCATAAGTGGTGTATGTGGAAGTATGGCAACAAGTTCTGCTACTCCACCTGTTGATACTGCCAATATAACAATAGATAGTTTTCCATTAGCTCAAGGTACTCACACAGGAAATGTTCAGAATCAAAGTTCAAGTCTTCCTGCCATAATAGATACAGAGTTTTTCAACTGTTATTCTATGGGTAATGGTGTAGAAAGTTTTCAAATATTAGATTCAATAAAAGGTAAACCTCTTGAGTTAGGAAATCGAGTTTTTTCTACTAACAACCAAGACTATCAACAAATGTTTAGATTTGCCGATTTAACATACAGTGGTGTGTTTAATGATGAGTCAAACGTAAACAAATTAAACGAGTTTAATCTTGGTTTATTAAACTTCAAACCTCTTGAAGAAAGTTTTGGTCCGGTACAAAAGTTAGATGCAAGAGAAACTGATATTCTTACATTACAAGAAGACAAAATATCTTATGTTCTTGCCGGTAAAAACTTATTATCAGATTCTGCAGGAGGAGGTCAAGTGGCTTCTGTTCCTGAAGTATTAGGAACTCAAATTGCTAGAATAGAGGAATATGGCATCAGTCATAACCCTGAAAGTTATGCTAAATGGGGTCCTAATAAATTTTTTACAGACGCAAAAAGAGGAGCGGTAATTCAACTTAAAGGAAACTCAGGGCAAAGCGAAGCGTTAGCAGTTATTTCAGAATCAGGTATGCGTTCTTGGTTTAGAGATTTATTTTTAAATTCTTTTAATACTCAAAAGTTAGGAGGGTATGACCCTTATATGAATGAGTTTGTATTAAGTGCTAATGAAGAACAATTACCTATAGACATTCCTTGTATTGAGTGTGGTATAACAAGAACTTTACAAGTCACATCTCAAAACTCTAGCAGCTTCTGTGTAGATGTAGGTAATCTTGTTGGTGATGTAGTTATAGATTATAATGTTTTAGCAAACACAGGTAGTTTTAATATATCTGCTGAATATAATTCAGTAACAGTAAGTTCGGGTGCAACCACAACTTCAGGTTCTATTATAGTAAATAAGGACACGGTGGCAGTTGATGTAGTAGATGTAATAGTTTCTACTGCAGGTTCGGTAGATTTAGAAGTTACTGTAAATTGTCCTGCAACAAAAGAAATTACTATTATACAAGTTTGTTATTCTTTAGATGCTGACGCAGGTAAATTCATCCATAATGAATATAGTTGGACAGATGGAGCTTTTGTTTCTCCACTTCATAGCACATCTGTAGAGTTAATTAGCGGTAATCAAAACCCTTTAATATCTCAATACGAACAATTGTCCGGTCCACAAGGGGGAGGTTTTATTCCTTCAGATAGTGCTACAGTTACTATTACATCCAACAGAATACTACCGGTTGATGATTATGTGTTTGACCCTAGTATAGATGAGCTCAAGTATTTAAGAACAAATACTTTTTATGCAAACACACCAAATGATATGGCTGCTTTACTAGCGGCATCTACAAACGCCACTCCTATTTTGGGCGGACCTAATGCTTATCAAGCTGATTTTCCTATGCCAAATACAGGTGAGGACTTTTTATATTTAATATATGATTACAGAAGACCAACTGCAATAGAACTATGTTTAGGAATAAGTCAGTTTGATGCTTGTTGTGATTGTTCAGCAACTCAGTTATTAGTAAGAGAATGTACTGCAAGTTTAAATACTACTGCACAAGAGTATGTAATAACTCAGACACAAGGTTTAGTAGTAGGTTCTTTTGTAGAAGTTAATTC